AGCTTTAGCATCTCTAGCCTTATCTAAAGCTTCTTTACGCTTTTCTTTATCAGTCATTTTTTCACCATCTTCTTTCTTTTTATTTTTATTCTTAAAATATTCAAGAAGCTGGGGAGGCATTTTTCCTTTAGCCATCAGAATTCTCCAATCTAGATACTGGTAGGGAAGCTACAAAACGATTAGGTAATAAATCTCCTCTGACATTTGGGGCTCTCATGTAGTCCCTTTCTGCAGTAAAGATATCAACTCGTCTATCACCTGCCATTCTAGTACGTCCTCTACTTTGTTCAAAAGGGTTTCTAGCAAGTCTTTCACCCTGCCCATAAATATTTTTATCTCTATTTACACCAAGAGTATACCCAAGTTTTGTTGTAGGTAAAACAGACATTTATAAAGCAGCAATATTAAATAATACTGTTGCAGCAGTTCCGCCAGCTTCACTGACAAATACAGCTTTTACAAATTTTACTGGTCTATCCGACACACTATAAACAGTTGTACCGTTAGAAGTAATAGTTTGAGCAGCAATAATTGGAGCATAATTAGTACCATCTATACTTCCGTCTAAACGAACAACTACATTAGTATTAATAGAAGCAACTGTTACTGTCAAAGTATAGCTTTTTGTAGCGAAGAAATTATTTGACGCTACCTGTAAAACTGTTCCATCTCCAGGGGCACTTAAAGATGTATCCGTAAAAAATATAGTGTCTTGAAAGTAGGTTACTGCCATTTCAAATTTACAATCCTTTTCTTAAGAATAACAGGGGGAAATGTTCTTATCTATGGTTAGTTTCTAAAAATAAACGTGTCCCTACAGCAACATCAGCCGGTCCTGGAAGAGCTTGAATGAACTCCGCACCTTCTCTATTAAATCGATACCTAGCCTGTGCAGGATTTCTATAGTTTGGAACATACAGATGCATTGCTAATCGATCAGTTTCATAAATATATATTTCTGTCCAAGTCTTTAATGTCTCCCTAAAATCTGAAGTTGAAACTGTACGGTCAACATCTCCAAGAATACTTTCTATTCTATTTTTTGGAACGTTATTGTTATTAATACTTCCGGTCATATCTGTCCTCTTTTCTGCCTCATCACATCTACTAATTTGTTCAACTATCTTACTTACCCAAAAAGAATCCTGAACATTATTCACCGCTTCTTCAAGTCTAGCTTGATCACCAGCTGGAATAGAAGTTAAATTATAACCTAAATGCCAACGTATTTTTGATTGTACAAAGGTATCGAGCTTCATTCAAACAAGTAAAATTTACCTGCTATTAGTCTACTCTTACTAAGTTCTCATTAAAAATCGCATCCCAATCAATTCTTTTAATTCCTTTTAATTGTTCAAGCTTTGTATATCTTTCCCCAGTCATTGTAGTTTGTAAGTCTTTAATATCTCTAGCCGTTTTCAAACCAACTCCGGGAAGTGTATCAGCAATCTGTCTTGCACTTGCAGTGTTTATATTTAAACGTCTATCAAGTGGGAAAGTTTCTCTATTAGTTGGCTTTGGATTTTTGTCACCAGTTGATTTTAATTCCGCAGTTAACCTTTCTTCTGTTTTTATTTTTTCGTTAGTTGCTTCTAAATGAGGAATTAAATCATCCTCATGAACATAATCTACTTCATCGTTTGCATTGACCACCATGAAAATACCATCCCCATGTTGAGATATTTTTTCAACTAGACCACCAGTTACTTTGTGTTGATATAACATAATAAAAAATGTTTTCCTAAATTTAGCTTACCCTAATTAACTTTTATTGACAATGAAAAAGCGAGCCATAAAGACTCGCATTTCCGATTAACTATAGGGATATAGATTATGAATCTGTTCCGCCTACTTGTGAAGCAAAGTCCACGAAGGAAGAAACATCATCCCAAGTTACAGCTTTTGCTGGACGT